TTAGATTATTTAAAAATTAGAGAAGAAGTAGATAGAAATGGTGGAACTTATATGAGGCTTTGGTATCCTGACAGAGTTGATACAATCTATATGAAAGATGATAGAACAGAGCCAACTTTAATAGATACTGCCGATAATCTGATTGGCAAAATACCAGCAGTTATTTTATATAATTCCAAAAGTCACAAAAGAGGAATTGGTCAATCAGACCTTACTGATATAGCTGACTTACAGAAATCTATCTATAATGAATTTTCAGAAATAGAACAATTAATTAGATTAACAAACCACCCATCATTAGTTAAAACTCCAAGTGTAAATGCAAGTGCTGGAGCTGGTGCTATTATAGAAATGCCAGATGAAATGGAACCAAATTTAAAACCTTATTTATTACAACCATCAGGACAGAATCTTCAAGCGATTATGGATTCTATTAGTTCTAAAACAGAATCTATAAACAGATTAGCTCATACAGGAGCAATAAGGACAACAAGAAGTCAGATTAATTCAGGAATAGCATTACAAACAGAATTTGAATTATTAAATGCTAGACTATCTGAAAAAGCAGATAATTTAGAAATAGCAGAAGAACAACTATTTAGACTATATGCATTATTTCAAAATTCTCAATTTGATGGCGAGATAAATTATCCTGATACATTTAATATTAGAGATTATGCAACTGATCTTGCTTATTTCCAACAAGCGAAAGCAATTAATATTGAATCTCCTACATTACAAAAAGAAATTGATAAAGAGATTGCGAGAGCAGTAATAGATGATGATTCAAAATTAAATATTATTTTTGATGAGATCGAAGCTCAAAAAGAATTAGGACAATTCACTCAAGACGAAGATCAACAACCTGATCAAGAAGTAGAAGAAGAAGAAGTTTAATGAATGGCGAATATAGTAGAAGACTTTGCAAGTTATCGAATCAGAGCGATAGAGGTTGCTGAATCTGAATACTATGAAACATTAATTAGAACATTAGATAAGATTGAAAGAGATGTTATTGCATTAGCAAAAAAAGAATTACCATTAAACGATCAAGCTAAATTATTTAATCTTAAATCAGCAGTTGCAGTTCAACCATTAATTAGACAAGTTTTAGAAAAAGAATATTTAAGATGGTCAGATACAGTAGTAAGACAAGGTTTTACAAAACAAGCAAAAAGAATAGAAAAAGCATTTAAGACTATTGGCAGAATCCCTGTTGAATTTCAACAATTAACTAAATCAGATTTAACACTTATTCAGAATCTTAAAAGGCAATCATTTACACAATTCAAAGATGTATCAAATACATTCACTAGAAGATTATCAGAAAAGATATATCAATATACATTAATAGGAGCTGATCCTGTTGATTTAGAAATAGAATTAGGCAGAACTATTAATGGAATATATGCAAGTGCTAAAGATGAAGATGTAGAAAGATTAGTTAATTCTATTAAAAAAGATGAAGTAAAAATTAGAAAGTTAGATAGAAGAACTGCACAGGCTAAAACATTAAGGCAGAAATTAGACAAGAATATTCAAACACTTCAATCAAAATTTGCAAGAGATAGAGCTGGCGAGAATATGAAAAGATATGCTGGTCAGATATTAAATGATTCTTTAAGAGAATTTGATGCACAACTTAACCTTGCAAAATCAGATGAAGCTGGATTAACATATGCAGTTTATCTAGGTAATGTTATCCCTACAACTAGAGATCATTGTAGGCTTGTCAGACAAGGAAGATATGATAAAAGAAATGGTGGATTATTTACGAAAGATGAAGTTAGAAAACTTTGGAAACGAAATTGGAAAGGTAAAAAAGGTGGAGACCCATTTATCGTTCGTGGAGGATATAACTGTCGTCATCAATGGAGCTTTGTCAATCCTGATTGGTATGATGAAAGCGGAAACATAATAATAGAATAGGAGTATAAATGTCCGAAGAAACAAAGATTGTTGAATCTCAAAATCAAACATCAGAATCTACAACTGAAACGCCAATAGTAGAAAAAGCTAAAGAGATGACTTTTAGTCAAGAACAACTTGATAATATAATCAAACAAAGATTAGAGTCAGAAAAGGCTAAACATCAAAGACAAATAGATGAAGTAAAGAAAGCTGAAGAAAATGCTCTGAAAGAGAAACAGATTCAAGAAGCAAAAACTAAAGCTGATCTTGAAAAATTGATGCAAGAAAGAATATCTGAAAAAGATTCTGAAATCCAAAATATGAAGATGGAGATAAAAAAAGAAAGAGTTGATAATCAGATTTTATCAGTAGCATCAAGAAATAAAGCAATATCTCCTAGTCAGGTGGTATCTTTATTAAAAGATCAGATTAGACTTACAGATGATAATAAGGTTGAAATACTTGATAATAATAAAAATATTAGGTATAACGAAAAAGGAGAAGCATTAACGATTGAAGAAAAAGTTAATGAATTTTTAGATGCGAACCCACATTTCCGTCAAGGGTCTATTGCTGGAACAGGAAGCCAGAGCGCTATCGAGGGTAAAACTGTAAAACCTTTTAACATTCAGGATTTAGATATGAGTAAGCCAGAAGATCGTGCTAAATATTCAGAATATCGAAAAACACGAGATTCGAAACCTACTCAAATAAATTTAACTAATAATAAATAATAAAGGACAAATAAAATGGCAAACGAAAGCACAAGTTCAACGCTCTCGGAATTATACACAGAGATCGTTGCTGAAGCATTATTTGTAGCAAGTGAACAATCAACTATGAGACCACTTGTAAAAAATTATGCTATAACAGGTGGTGGAAAGTCAGTTGAAGTTCCGATCTACTCTGCAGTTTCTGCAGCGGCAGTATCAGAAGCATCTGATTTATCTAACACTGCAATCAATCCGACATCTGTAACTATTACAGCATCAGAAGTTGGTATAATGACAACCCTAACTGATTTAGCAAGAAATTCTGCACCAAGAAATGTTGCGGCTGACATTGGTAAATTATTCGGAGAAGCAATTGCAAAGAAAATTGACACAGATTTGACAGGCAAGTTTGATGGTTTCTCACAAGAAGTTGGAGATGGAACAGCGGCTTTAAGTGCGGCTAATGTATTTAATGCAGTAGCAATACTTAGAAAAAATGCAGTTCCTATGACTGACCTAGCTGGTGTATTCCACCCACTAAATGCGTTTGATTTAAAAAGTAATTTAACAAACACATTCGTAGGTAGAGACACTGAATTATCAAACGAAGCATTAAGATCAGGTTTCGTTGGTAATGTTGCTGGTGTTCCAATATTTGAAACTTCAAATATGGCTGACAATTCAGGCAATAATCCAGGTACAACAGGCGATTACAAAGGTGCAATATTCCATAGAGATGCATTAGCATTAGCTATGATGCAAGACCTTAAAATTGAAACGCAAAGAGATGCTAGCTTAAGAGCTGACGAAATCGTTGCAACTGCTGTATATGGTACAGGAGAACTTAACGATACTTATGGTGTTGAATTAAACGTAGATTCATCAATCCAATA